TCAGGCTGTATGTGCCGTCTTCAAGCTGCGATACACTTTCGATGGTACCGGACTCGGAGAAGGAATAGTCGC